GCCAGGCCCGGAAGTTACTCCCCGGTCGGAACGACTGCAAGTTCGCCAGCACCTTCAGGAACGTCTCCTGAGTTAAATCCTCAGCCCGGTGCCGGTCGCGGGTTAGTTGCACCAGCCAGCGGTAGAGCCGGTCCCAGTAGGCATCGACCAGCTTGGCGAACGCCGCCCGGTCGCCGGCCTGGGCGGCCGTCACCCAGGCGGTTTCGTCGGTCGCCGGGTCGGGGGCGGCCGACTCGGGGGGGGTGGGCAGGGGTGGGGGCACGCGGCGGGCCGGGGGGGAACGCACGGGGCCGGGCACGCGCGGCAGGTGACGCATCGGCGGACCCCGTCACCTTATCCGACTAGCCCGCCGCCAGCTATCAGTCAGTAGCTATCAGCTATCAGCTTTTAACTATCAGCCACCGACAGCGTAACCCGCGGCCGGGCCATCCGTTGGCGCTCGCCGAAAGCTGAGAGCTAATAGCTGAAAGCTACTACCGTCAGACCGCCGGCACCCGGTGGCCGGCCAACAGCGCCGTCACCGCGGCCGGCACCTGATACCCCGTCGATTGGCCGTATGGGTACGTCGTGCAGGCCCCGTCCGCCGCCGTCACCGTGGCGAGGTTCAGTTGCCCGGCCGCCGCGTGCGTCTTGGCCTGCCGGTACCAGTGGCCGACGAGTTCGACATACGCCCGGCCGACGGTCGCCGGCACCTGCCCGGCGGCGACGGTGTACGCCACCGCCACCGGCCCCGGCGGGAACGGCCCGCCGACGGCCTCGACCACCCCCCGGTCGGCGTGGACCCGGTAGCCGGCCGGGTCGACGCCGGCCACCGTCACCCCGGCCGCCGGGTAGTTGACCAGGAACAGGAAGCGGCCACCGCCGGGGTGGGTTTCGGCGTAGCTGCCGCCGGCGAACGCCCGGCCGCAGTACCCGGCGACGAACGAGTCGGCGGCCGCCTGTAACTCGACGATCAGCCCGTCGTCGGCGGCCTCGGCGACGCAGAGTTGGGCCTTGACCTCGGCCAGCGGTTTGATCGACACCGGGGCACCTCGGTTCTCGGGGTTAAGAATTGGGGTGACGGAAGCCCAGGGACCGCGGTCCCTGGGCTTCCCCTCAACCTCCTACGCGGCCGCCAACTGGTCGCACAGCACGAAGCTCGCCGCCCGGCGGGGGCCGGCGTCGATGTGCTGGATGCCCCGCAGGTACGTCATGTCGTTCTGGATCGCGGTGTCGCCGTAGCCGCTGGCCAGGAACTCCATCACCCCGAGCCGGCCGACGACCCAGTCGGGGAAGTAGCCCAAGATCAGGTACGTCAGGTCAGCCGCCGACCCTTTGGTGCGAGTCGCCGACACCTGGCTCGACCGGACGACCTTGGTCCCGAACAGCTCCCGCGGTGCCCCGCCGTGGCCGGCCGCCCGGAACAGGAACGGCCCGGCCCGGTCGGTCTCGACGGCCGCGTCCGCCCGCCGGTTCATCAGCGCCGCGAACAGGGTCTTGCGCATCACCCAGGCCGTCGGGGCGTCGACGGCGTCCGGCAGTTCGGCCTCCATCGCCGCCACGTCCTCCGGGGAGAACAGGTTGCCGTTGGCCCCGGCCACGGCCGGCGTGTACGTCTTGATGTCCGGGTACGTGATCAGCCCCTTGATCTGCGTCCCGCCGGTCCCCTCGAGCATCGCCTGGTCGGCCTTCGCCGCCGCCGCCCGGGCCATGTCGTACCGGACCAGCCCCTCGGCGCTCGGCGAGGCGAACCGGAGCAGCTCGTTGTTGAGCTTGACGAACACCCCGAGCTTCTTGGCCAGCAGTTCGAGGTTCCCCGTCGTCGGCTGGCTCTCGGTGATGCCCGCCCCCTCCCCCACCCAGTACGCCGTCGAGCTGCCGGTCACCTTGGGGAACTGAATCCGGCCGGTCGGCGGCAGGGCGATCTCGCTCGCCCCCGCCGCCGCGAACACCTCCAGGTAGCGCTGCAACTCGACCAACTCGCCCAGGACCGGGGCCTGGAAGAAGCCGTCCGTCTCCCCGGCCAGGGTCAGCGCCTTGCGGGCGAACCGGCCGGTCCGGCGGCCGATCCAGTCGGCCTCGTCCGGGTCGAACCGGCCGGCGTGAACCGTCATCTTCTGGCGGATTTCGGCCTGCAGCCGCTGGCCGTGCGGGTCGAACACCGGCATGTGGGCCGACGCCAGCGGCACCAGGAACGACTGCGCCCCGTGATGCGGGCTGAACCCGTACCCGGCGTACAGGTCGCGCAACTGCTGGTGCGTGTGGATCTCCTCCTTGGCCTGGTCCGGGCCGACGTACCCGAGGGCGAAGGCCGCGGCCTTCAGCACGCTGTACCCCGCGGACTCCTGGCCGACCGGCCCGGCCGTCACCCAGGGGGTGCGCCGCTCGGGCTTGGCCTGGGCCGTCGACTTCTCGACGGCGGCCGTGGCCTTCTGCTCGATGAACTGGACGATCTCGTCGCGCGATTGGAACGGGTCGGTCGTCGTCATGTGTGCCTCGTGGAAGGAGGAAAAACGGATTCGGGCGAGCGGGGGGCGTCAGCCCCCTGAGTCCGTACGCTGGTGCGAACCGGCCGACGGCTCCAGACTCAGGGGGCTAACGCCCCCCGCTCGCCATAACTTGTCCAGCACGTCCGCCCCGGCCCGCCACCACTTGCCGCCGCGGTCGTCGGGCACTTGGGCCAGCCACGTCGCCAGCGCCCGGTCCTTGACCAGCCCCTTTTCGAGGGCCACCGTCAGCGCCCCCGGGTTCTCCGGGATCGGCACCGCCGAGTATTCGAGCAGGTCCCACTCCTCGACCCGAGTCCCCTTGACGCCGGCCGTCCGGTACGCCCGGCGGGGGACGAACCCGATCGACCAGCCCCGCAGAATCCCCTGCTCGAAGAGACGGAACACGTCCTCGGCGAACGGCACCCCTTGCGCGAACCGGGTCTCGGCCACGACCCGCGTCGGCTGGATGTCCAGCCACTCGCACGCCCCGATCGGCGGGAACTGCGCCCGGTTGTGCGCCCACAGGACCACCGGGTTCATCAGGAACTCGTCCTTGTTCTTGAGGCCGGTCGACACCACGATGTCCCCGGCCCGGTCGACCTGGGCGGTGGTGATGACGCTCCGCACCCGCATCCGCCGGGCGTCGACGGTCAGCGTCCGGCCGGCCGGGTGGGCGTGGCCGTAGGTGCCGTCGGCGAGGCGGACGATCCCGGGGGCGGCCGGCGGGTCGGCAACAACGGTCGGCATGGCAGACGCTCCCATCCGCAATGGAATGGTCACAGGTCCGATCCCTGTAGCGTCCACTCCCACCGACACGCCGCAAATCCTTTCGCCTAGCGGGTTTCCGCCATGTTCACCGCCGCCGGCCCGGCCCGCACAATTCACGACCATTTCGCGGACCGTCCGCAGAATCCCCTTGACTCCCTTAGCGGATACGCTATATATCGTGAGTGTCGAGCCAACGCCCGACCCGTCCCGGCGGCACCGGACCCAGGAGAATGAGATGGCCACGACCGCCGCCCGCCACGCCAAGGCCGAAACCTAACTGACGATTGAGGCGGCCGCCCGCAAGATCGCCCGCCGGCCCGCCGTCCGGGCGGTCCTCGCCGACGACACGGTCACGACGTTCGGCCCGCTCCTGGAGGCGTGCGGGGCTACTGGCGAGGACTACACCGCGTTCCAGCGGCTCGTGCCGGGCCATAACCCGTCGGCAGTGGAAGCCGCCGCGTGGGTCGAGGCCGGCCGGCCGGACATCGAGGCGTACACGCCGTGCGACGCGGCCGACGTTCCGGCCGGCGTCCGGTTCGACACGCCGCGCATCCACCAGGGGCAAATCTGCACGACGAGCTACGGGACGTTCGGCCGGTCCGAGGCGGACCGCGGCAGCCCGTACATGACGCATTCTGACGCCTCGACCGGCGTGACGACCACCTACCGGCTGGCGTGGATCAGCTAGAAACCCGTTGACCGGCCGGCCCTTCCCCCGACCCCCGAGTCAAATTATGCCCGCCCCCCTCCCCGACCCGATCCGGGAAGCCTGCATCGCGGCCGCGGCCGCCCGGGGCCTGACCCCGGGGGACGTGGCCCGCCGCTGCCCCAACCCCGACTCGGCCTACCGCTACCTCACCCGGAAGGCCAGCGTCACCACCCGCAACGTCGCCCCGATCCTCGCCGCGCTGGGTCTGACCATCGCCCCGGAGCCGGAACATGGCCCGCCCGCGTAACCCCGTCCCGACCGTCCGCCGGCACGCCCGGCGGAACGTCGCCGTCTGCGACTACCACTGCCCCCGGACCGGGAAACGCCGCCAGGCGGTTCTCGGGCCGTGGAAGTCCCCCGAAGCGGCGGCCGCCTACCGCCGGCTCCTGGCCGACCTGGCGGCCGCTCGCCCGGCCCCGGGCACAAAGCCGGTTGTGCGGGCACAAAGCCGGTTGTGTTCCGCCCCGACCGTCGCCGCGGTCGCGGCCGCCTACCTCACTCACGCGGCCGCGTACTACCGCCGGGCCGACGGCACGCAAACGAGTCAGGTGAGCTGCACCGGGGCCGTCGCGGGCCACCTGGTCGCGGCGGCCGGCCGACTACCGGCCGCCGACTTCGGGCCGGCCGACCTCAAGGCCGTCCGGGACCGCATGGTCGCCCGCGGCAACGCCCGCCCCTACGTCAACGCCCAGGTGGCCCGGGTCGTGCGGATGTTCCGCTGGGCGTGCGAGGAAACCCCGCCGCTGGTACCGCCGGAGACGTGGGCGGCACTCAAGAGCGTCCGGCCGCTGCAACTGATGCGGACGACGGCCCCCGAACCCGGGCCGGTCGGCCCGGTCGGGGTCCGGGACGTGGCGGCGACGCTCCGGCACCTGTCGGCCCCGGCCGCGGCGATGGTCCGCTGGTGCTGGCGGACCGGCTGCCGGCCCCAGGACGTGTGCGGTCTGACGCCCGCCCAGATCGACCGCGCGGGGCCGGTGTGGGTGGTCCGGCCCCGCGACCACAAGACGGCGTGGCGGGGGCAGGTGCGGGAGTACTACGCCGGCCCGCGGGCGCAACGCGACGTGGCCGCCGTCCTCGCCGCGTGCCCGGCCGGGGAGTACGTGTTCAGCCCCCGGCGGCTCCTGGGCCGGGGCGGGGCCAAGTGGCGGGTCGCGTCACTCGCCCAGGCCGTCGAGCGGGCGTGCGTCCGGGCCGGGGTACCGCACTGGCACCCGAACCAAATCCGACATGCGGCCGGGACGCGATTCCGGCGGGAACACGGCCTGGAAGTGGCACAGGTGCTCCTCGGCCACAAGAGTCTGGCGGCGACCCAAATATACGCCCTCCCCAGTCGGGCGGCGGCGGCGGCGGCTATGGCCGGCGGGTGAGCGGGCGGGCGGGCTTAGGCCGGCCCGCCCGCGGCATCACCCCACCGGCGACGTGAACCGGGACAGCGGGGCCGTCAGGTCGAGCGCCCGCAGCCCGACCAGGCCCACGAGCGCCGGCCCCAGGTGCGACGGGTCGGGCATCCCCAGGGCTGCGGCCACCGCCTCGGCGGCCGCCGGGTCCGGGCCGCCCGGGGCCGCCGGGTCGAACCCGGACAGCCCGAACAGCGCGGCCACGTCGCGGTCCAGGCCGGCGAGCGCGTCCCGGAGCGACCGGCCGGCCGACAGCGCGGCGTTGACCCGCCGGCCGAGCGGCGTGGTGTTGTCGATGACGGCGATGGCGTGGGTCGGCACAACGACTCCGGAATTAGGGGGCGAGGGAAGACAGGTAGTCGACGACCCGGGCGTCGTCGGCCGCCGACACCGCGCCGGCAACAAAGACGTGGCCGGCACACGGCCAGGGCGCATACTGATTCGTCCCGGCGGTACTCAGTACCGACCGGAGCGTGAACGGCGCGGCCTGCGTGCCGACATACGCCTCCGCCCCGGCCCCGTGCCGCGCGTACCACGCCCCGGCCGCGTCCCGGCGGAACCGCACCACCAGCCACCCCGCGGGCGTGGCGAACGGGCCGGACACCCCCCCCGCGTCCGACTGCAAATACGCGTACCCGCCGTACAGATTGAGCGTTGAACCTGTGCTCGAACCGCCGCCGAAAAACGCCAGCGGCGAGGCGGCCAGCTGCGACACGAAGTACGCCGCGAACTCGCCGGCCGTAGCCGCCCCGGCCCGGACCATCACGTCGTCCGACCCGTCCGGGTGGAGCGACCAGCGGCCGCCGGTCTCGGCGGACAGCACCGGCCGCGCGGCGTCGGACGGGGCGGCCCAGTCGACGCCGGTGTCCGGGCACGTCGCCACCCGCACGGGGTCGCCGGGGGCGGCCGCCGGGACGGTCTTGGCCGCGTCCTGCCAGAGCAGGCCCGCCGCGCGCGACCGGGCGACCTGGAGCGTCGGGGCCAGGCCGGGCAGGTCGGCCGGACTCCACACGCCGGCGACCCACGCCGTCGATCGGCCGCCGACGCGGACGAGGGCCGTCCGGACTTCGCCCACGCCGCCGGCCGTCTGGCGGACCCGCAGCGTATCTCCGGCACGGGCGGCGGCCGCGGGCACCCGGCCGGCCGTCCACGCCGACCCCGCCACGCTGACCTCGGGCGACCCGACCCCGTCGCACGTCACCGGCCAGGTGTCGCCGGCCCCGGCCGGTCCGGCCACGACGACCGGGGCGGACGTGACGAGTGCCCCGGCGGTCGCGCCGGCCGTGGCGGCGAGGGCGAACGGGGCGGGGAGGGGCAGGGGCTGCACCCCGGCGAGGGCCGCGGCGAACGCCGCCGCGGTCACGTAGCCGGCCAGGTCGACCGCGGGACCGGGCGGGCCGATCAGTCCGGGTGGGCCGGGTGGACCGGGCGTGTTGACGGTCACGACCCGGGGCGGGGCGTTCGGCTGGGTGACGGTTACGACGGTCATCAGACCGGCCCCCGGGGGAACGTCGTCACGGCCAGGTCGACCAGGACCCAGTCGCCGGTGCCGACGCCGTCCGGGTCGAAGATCACGCCCCCGGCCCACGCCCCCGGGGTCAGGGCCGCCGCCGGGGCCGGGATGGTGAACGTCGCCACCGCCCCGCCGGCCGACAGCACGCCCGGGACCCGGACGCGGCCGCCGGCCCCGGACCCGACGACCGTGCGGACGGGGTCGAGGTAGAGGACCGGGGCCGTGCCGGTGTAGTCGACGCCGGCGTCCGGCCCGAGCGCCAGGTCGAACCGGGTGCCGGCGAGATGGTCGGCCAGGGTGCAGCGGTTCAACGCGGCCACGTCAGCCCCCCACCCGCGGCAGGACGTGCGGCACGCCGGCGATCAGCAGCCAGACCGCGGCCCACAACAGGTGGTGCCGGGGCTTTCGGTACTCATAGGCGTACAGGCGGACGTGCTCGACCCCGAGCGACGCCGCCAAGAACAACGAGAATAGCCAGACGAGCACGGCTAGTGGCTCAGCAGCCGGCCGATGAGCGCGGCGAACAGGTCGAGCAGTTGCCGGCGGACCTCCGGCGACAGGCCGGCCGCCGGGGCCGCGGACGCCGCCGATGCCGTGCGGGGGGCGGCCGCCTCGCACCGGGCCTTGAGGGCGACCAGCATGGCCCGCTCCGGCGGCTCCGCACCCCCGGGGGCCGTGGCGAACAGCTTGCCGTGCCCGCCGGTCCGGGCGAAGTCGGCCAGCTCCTTGAGGCCCTCGGACACCCGGTCGAGGGTGCCGGCCACGGCCTCGAGGCCGTCCGGCACGTCGTGGGTCAAAATGTCGATGGCGATGGCGATTTTGCTAAACATGATCGTTCTCCGGGGCGGTTAAGTTTAAATCGGTCGCGGGATTTAAGGCTGGTCGACCGCGCTCACGCGGTCTCGGCGGGAACGACGCCGCCCTCGTCCGTGACACTCCGGAGCGCCCACCACCCGCCGACGGGGCCGCTGTAGGCCGATTCCGGGATCACAAACCGACCCCGGTCGCCCCAGGTTTCGCCCCAACTGTTCTGGTGATAGATGCCGTAGCTGGTGCCCCGCTTGGCCGGCTTGTACCCAAAAATCGCGTGCCCGCCGGCATTCCCTTGCGGCCGCGGCAGCCACCCGTCCCGGTCGGGCGTGTAGTTGTTCGCCCACATGATGCCGGTGACGAGCCGGAACCCGCTCAGGACCGCACTCATGCAGTGGTCGAACGTCGGGCAGAGGAAGGCTTCGAGGACGCGGAACCGGGCGCGTTCGGCGGCCGGGGCCGACCCCTTCCAATGCCCCTGCTTCCAGAGCGTGCCCGACGTGGCCGCGGTGCCGACGCCGGTCTTCATGACTTCGGCCATCGCGTCTTCGAGCATCGACCCCTGGTCCTGGCCGCCGTTGATCCGGTCGTACAGGTCCGGGGCGCTCAACTGGACGTAAGGTAATCCCTGTTGCATCCGGCAGCTTTCGAGGGCGGTCGTGACCGACTCGGGATTGCACTCGCCGACGCCGTCCTGGTCGTGGACGGGGGGGAGGAACGCGAAGTCCGGCCCCGGGGTCAGTGTCGTAATCAGAGCGTCCCACTGCGACCGGGGCACCAGCGGCGTGGCGTCGGTCGACCCGAAGGGCGGGGCCGAACACCGGGCCGGGTCGTGCGCCCGACTCACGTTCCCCATGCGCCGGACGGAACCATCGGCGAGTGTAATTTCGGCGAGTCCGGACATGCTCAACCTCCGTAGCTGGAGAGAAGGGAGATAAGCCCGGCCGGGGTCGCGGGCATCGGCCCGGTGAACCGCGTTTTGCCCTGCTCGTCGATCAGAAACAGACTCGGGTACGCCTTGCCGCGGGCGGCGTCGAGGAACCGGGCCACGTCGGCCGGGGGCTTGCCGTCCGGCCCGACCACGTCCTTGTCGACCACCCGCCAGCGGTGATTTTTCGCGGCCATCCGGGCGGCCAGCGTCGCATCGGCGAACAGTGCCCCGCGGGACGCCGCGGCTTCCGCGGTCTCTTCGACCACGACCACGACGAGCCTCGACGCGGCGGCCGGCACCGGGTCGGGCTTGGGCTTCGGCCCGGGCTTCGGTTTGGGCTTGGCGTCCGGGTCGGGCTGCGGGTCGGCCCCGGCGAACGTGACGGTCACGCCGCCCGTCTGGAACTTTTCGGCCTTGAAGTTGACGACGGTCCACGACACCGAATAGAACGCCCCGGGCGGGCCGGAAAAGATCGTCTCGGCCC